GGCCCGCGAACTCAAGCATGTAGGCCTGCACCGTCGAGAAGACGAAGGGGATGAGCCGGGAGGGGCCCGTGGCGTCGCGGGCGGCGCCGGCAAAGCGTGTGCCGTGGCGGCGCATCAGGCCGCCCTCAGGGCGGACGATGAAGTTCGACACAAGCTCGGCGCCGCTTGCATATTTCTGGAGGTCCGAGCGTCCATAGAGCCGCGGCGAGAGCTCGCCGCCGGCGAAGGAGAACTGGTTGAAGGCAAAGCGCATGGATGATGTCTCGTGTCAGAGGGGGACAAAGCCCGGCTCGAACCTTGCGTCGAGCCAGGGGCTGCGCGGGTCGCGCGGGGTCGTGCCCTCGTCGGTGTCGCGGGCGCGGGCATGGACGAGCTTTTCGCGGAAGAGCTGGTGCAGGCTTGTCGCGCGGGCCGGGCTGTCGGCAAGCTGCACGGCGAGGTCCGCGGCCAGCCGGGTGACCAGCGCATCGGTGAAGAGCACGTCGAAGAACACGGGGTTCGTGATCCTTGCGGTGTAGGTGATGCGCAAGGGTGCGGGCGCGTCGGCGAGGATCGTGCGGGCCTCGATCTCCCAGGCGTCGTCGGCCAGGTCGTGGACCTTGCGCACGAGCAGGCAGTCAGAAGGCACGGCGAAGGCGGCGGCGCGGCCGAAGGCCGGTGCGGTCGCGAGCGCGTGCAGGCTTGCCCTTCGGGCTGCGAAGTTCCAGTCGAAGCTTCTCAGCACCGCATCGCGGGCATAGGGAAAGCGGCGGGCGCAGGCGCGGGCGGCCTGGCTGGGCTCGTCAAGCGAGACGATTTCGGCCCCGCGGCCCATTTCGGCGAGCGCGAGGTTGCAGATGGCGACTTCGGAATATTCTCCCAGGGCCGGCATGGCGGCGGTTCCTTTCTGGCTGTTCGTGGCGGGGGAACCTCCCGGCCCTTCGCGAAGGGCCGGGAGGCAGGCGTTGTCCGTCAGGACTGCGAGAAGTAGAGATCGACGATCAGCGTGCCCGTTGCCGGGAGCGCGGCCGTGCTGATCGAGAGCTGCACCGTCTCGTCGAGTGCGAGCTTGGCCGCCTGTGCGGCGACGCGGCCGAAATTCACCGGCTGGTCGGTCAGCGTGTGCGCGGCGGCCGTGCGGTACTTGCCGGGCATGGCTGCGGTTCCCACGGCGACGAGCGCGGTGCCGAGTGACACGTCGGAGGTCAGCGTGCCGCAGAGAAAGGCCTCTCCGGCCGAGGGCTGGGCGAGGACGACGGTGTCGGCGATCGTCTGTCCGGCCAGAGCGATGCGCTCGCGGTAGACGCGCACGCGCCCTCCCTGCACGCTGCCATCGACGAGGCCGGGGGGTGTTGTTCCGAGTGGAGCCGTGTTGGCTCCGAAGAAGCGGGGCATGGTTTCGTGTTCCTTTATTTCCGTGTCATTCGATGCAGGCGATCTCGACGACGCCGGTTTCCTGCATGCGGGTGGCCCCGGCGGACATCGAGTAGAAGACCTGGGTCGCGTAGTTCTTGTCGGGGCGCTCGGTGATGCGGGCCGAGGGTTCGGCCCCCATGCCCAGCACGACGTGGTCGCGCTGCCAGGCGAGGCAGGCGCGTTCGTTGCCGGTGATGAAGGGCATGATCTTCGTACCGTCGATGCGCACGCCGTCGACGCGCAGGAAGCGGAAGCCGAGGAAGGTCTCGAGGTCGCCCTGCACGAGGGCGCGCACGGTGTTGAAGTCCCCCGAGGTCACCTGCGTCGTGCCGAGCAGGTCCTCGAGCTGGCGCGAGGTGACGGCGATGAAGCGGTCCTCGCCGTCGATGTCGGCGGTGTCGAGCGCACGCTTGGCCGCGAGCAGCTTGGCGATGGTCAGGCCGGTACCGGCTGCCGGCAGCTTCTGCGTGCCGGGCAGTGCGACGGCGGTAGCGCCGGTCTCGCCGGTGAAGGCGGTGCCGCGGATCGCATCGACGATGACCTCGTCAATGGCGCGTCCCATCGCGTTGGCGGCGCTGCGGGCATAGGTCGAGGTCGGGTCGATCAGCAGGCGCAGCCGGTCTTCCCGGTCGATGAGGTCGGCCCAGTCGAAGTCCTCGATCGCGCAGCGCCGGCGGGCGTGGGGTGTGTCCATGCGCGGCGTGTCGGCATGGCGTGACGAGCGGCGCCGGGCGGCGGTTGCGCCGATCTGGTCGAAGAAGGCCTGCTTGCCTGTCACGTGCTCGAGGCGCACGGCCTCGCGCAGCTTCGAGCCTTTCTGCTGGGCGAGCATCGTGACGTTCGCCGCGTATTGGCCGACGAAGGCCGTGGTTATCTGTGTCGACATAAGAATGTCTCCGCAATTGTCTGTTTCTGTTGTGGTTTTGCTTGTGACGGGCGCCGCGACGCCTTGTGGCGGCGGGCCTCGTCGCGGATGTGGGTCGCAACATCCGGTGCGGCCTGGCGAGCAGGCTGTGGGGTCGGGCTGCGCCCCTGGCGGACGAAGCCCCCCCGTTTGAGGGGTCGGCTGGCGGAAGCGCCGCCGCTGACGGGCAGCGGCACGCCATTTCGCTACCCTACGGTTTTCTTGCCTTTGCGCTGCAATCCCTGTACGGTGACAGATGTGACGGCTGCACAATTTGAGGTGCGGACCGGGAATGCTTGGACACTTGCGCTCAGCGGCATGGTGGCTGCGCAGATCATGGTCCCAATTCAGGCGATAGCCATTGTACGACTGGTTCACACGGCAAGGGCATGTCGCCCTGGCCTAACGCATACATCAGGAAGACCTGTCCATGGCCTCGCTTACCGGAACTGTTAAATTCTACAACGACACCAAAGGCTTCGGCTTCATCACGCCGGATGGCGGCGGCAAGGACGTGTTCGTCCACGCCACTGCCCTCGAGAAGGCCGGCATTCGCGGCCTGCGCGACGGCCAGCGCGTCAGCTTCGACACCGAAGCCGATACGCGCGGACCCAAGGCAGTGAACCTTCGCCTGGCCTGACGCCTGGTTGTTCATTCGGGTTTTCGGGGCGGTGGCCGGACAGGTTGTTCTGGCACCGCCCCGTTTTTTTCAGGAGTGCGCATGCAATGAAGAAAGACGGGACAAAAAAAGACAGGGACAAGTCCCGCGACAAGGATGGCCACGGCGAACCCGCAAAGGTTCCCGTCATCCATGACCTCAGTGGCCGCATTCCCGGCATGTCGGATGCCGAACTGAACTCGTTCCTTGCGAATGCGCGTCGCCTGCAGGCGTCAGGAAACGCGAACCAGAAGAAATCAGCCGACGCCCTGCTGCCGCTGATCGAGGCGGAGGCTGCAAAGCGCGCCGCCGACAAGGAAGAAGCCCGCAAGGCCCGCCTGACGAAGCGCAAGAAGGGCTCGGGCAACGATGTTCCGCCGGACCCGTCCACGCCTGCCGGCTAGACCGGAAACACGCTAGCGGCCGGGCTGGCTCATCCTCGGAAACGAGGTCGAAGTGGTCGGGATGATCGCGCTTGAGGTAGCCGGGCCTCTGCATCAGTTCGCGCGCCTTGCGCATCGCGTCCGCGGGGGCAAGACCGCGGCCGGCATCTTCGCCTGTGCCCTTCAGCGTGTCCTCGCCGAGCAGGGCGCCGGCCTTCTCGAAGGCACGGATGAGCTGCGGGTTGTTTCCCAGACCGCTTTCGTTGAGCAGGCTGACGAGTTCCTCGCCGCCGAAATACCGCGCCGCGCGCGCGGCCTGTGACAGCTTCACCGTGTAGTCGGGGCCCCACTCGGCCCTGAGGGCCTCGCTGGCGCGGGTCTCTTCAAGCTGGCGTGCGCGTCCGGCGGCGGCGAAGGCCTCGGCCTGGTGGCCGGCGTAGAAATCAACGAGGCCCTGGAGTTGCTGCGGCGTGAGGCCGAGCCCCTGGGCGATGGGCAGCGCCGCCTTCTCGAAGCCTTCGTCCCAGGGGACGCCTTCGGGCAGGTCGGGACGCCTGAGCGCGTAAGCCTCAGGGGCTCCAGGCGTGGCGGGGCTCTCGGCTGCGGGCGTTGCGGCGGGATCAGTCATGGTCGTTCTCCTGGTCGGTGATGGACAGAAAGTCTTCGGGGCGGATGGCGGCGAGGCGGGCGACATGCAGCCAGACACGGCGCTTGCCCTCTTCCACGCCGCGGTCGAATTCGCGGGCGCCGGCGATGGGCGCTGCGGCGTTGCAGAAGACGGCAAGGTCGCGCAGGAAAAGGGGATGCGCCGCGCAGGCTTCGCGATAGTCGGCAGCCACGCGCGGTGCGGCTTGCGGTCCCCAGAGCAGGGACAGGATTTCAGGCAGGGATTTCATCGGTTTCTCCTTTGGATGTGGCGCGCCGTGCATTGCTGGCGCAGGCGTCGCGAAAGAATATCGTGCGTGCGAACCGGGCTCAGGGCGCGGCGGCGGCGCGCAGGGCCCGGACCTGGTCGATGCCGCGCATGATGCGTGCGGGCACGGCCCAGCCGCGCCCCATGACCTGTACCGCTTCATCGTGGTCGATGTTGAAGGCGACGGCGGGGTCGAGTGCGGCCACGGGGGCGATGCTGTCATAGAGGCGGCCTACGGCCTGGGCCTCGGCCACCATCTGGGCGCGCGCCAGCGGCGAGACATATTCGATCCTCATCTCCTGTCCCCTGATCCCGGGCGGTGGCTCGGGCAGCATGCCTGCGCGCATCAGCATGCCGAAGCGCCGGCGGATCAGCGGCGAGAGGAACTCGCTCTGGATCCGGCCCAGGTTGGGACCAAGCAGGCGCAGCTTCTCCTCGTGGCGAGCCATGAATTCGGTGGCGGTCATGTTGGGGCTTGCCATGACCTGCATGAGCGAGAGCTGGAAGGCGTCGCGCACCGACTGGCGGCGCTGCTCGATCAGGTCGAGCGCCATCGAGGGGTTGGCGCCGGTATAGATCGGCTTGATGCGCAGGCTGCCGTCGTGGTCGAGCGCGCCATACGATATGCCGCCAGGCCTTACATGCGCGCCGCGGGCAAGCCCCTTGTCGGGCACGGCCATCGGCGGGTCGGCCATCAGCTCGGCCGCGCGCAGCAGGGTTTCCTCCATGCGCACGAGCAGGCGCATGTCGGGCAGGACCTGGTCGCCGATGCCCCGGCCGTAGGGCTCGCCCGCGCCTTGCGTCCAGCGCGGTACCTGGTAGGGCATCTCGAAATAGCCGTCGCGCGCGACGAGGGTTGCCCCCTCTTCCTCGACATGGACCGAGGCGAAGGGGCGTGGCGCATCAGGCGTGGCATCGGGAAAGACGGCGTGGAGGAAGGCCATGCGGTCGCGCGATCCGCTTTCGGCGGCCCGGCGCGTGCGCGCAGAGACTGCCTCGCCGAAGAGTGCCACGGCCTGCGACGGTTCGAGCGTGAAGCGGCGGAAGACGGTGTCGACCTCGCCGTGTGCGTTCTCGGCGATGTAGCACTCGGCGAGCGGGCGGACCGCATCGTTGAAGCGGCCGGTGCGGCCGATCTCCTCGGAATAGAAGATGGCCGTTCCGAAGCAGGCGAGATCGGCGAAGAGTTCGGGCAGGACCGCGTAGAAGCGCGAGGACTGGGGGCCGAACGAGGCAAGAAGCCTTGTCTCGGCGTCCCAGAGCCAGTCACGCACGGGGTCGAAGGCGTTCAGTTCCTCGTCGGCAAGCCTGAGGGCGAACCAGCGGCTGGCCGGGTTCGTCATCATGCCATAGATGCCGGCGGCGAAGCCTTCGACGGCGAGCCTTGCGGTGGAATCGAGCAGCAGCACCGAGCGGCGGGCCGAACCCTGCGCGTCGATGAGGCCCTGCAGATGCTGGGGGCGCATGTAGGCGGCGATCTCGCGCCACTGGCGCTCGGTGGGGGCCCGCTCGTCGCGCAGCCGGTTGCACTGCAGGACGAGGGCGCGGGGCGAAGGTGACGTGGTCGGTTCTTGTGTCATATTGGGGTCATATTGCTCTGTTGCGTTCGGGGTGGTCCGGCGCGGCGCGCGCCAGGGAATGAGGCAGGCATGACAGCGGACGAGACCTCCGGCGGATCCCCGCAGGCGTTGCGTGACGGTGAGAGGGCGGCGAACCGCGCGGCG